ATCTATTCGGAGAGGATTTTGAAATCAAAGATACAGGAGATTATACAACAGCTATAAATCTGCCTGTATACGAACCGAGAGGAAAGAAACCGCATATTTTAGAACTATGCGACACTTCAAAATCAAATCGGTTAATCGGAGAAATAAATAACTCTAATCTACCGGAGGAAGAAAAAAAGTTTTTAATCGAAGCAGCGAAAAGGCATACAGTTTTTAACTACGAGAAAATTGCCGATTATTATGCGAACGCCTCCGAAGAAATGCAGCAATTTATGGAGCGATCCGCATTAGTAGTAATCGATTTTAACAAAGCGTATGCCTACGGATATATTCAGCTTGCTCAAGAATTAGCGAACCAATACTTTTCTACTTATGAAGAAGGAAAATAATTTCTACATATTTATTATCTCTCACTGGAGAGCAGATTGCGTTGTAACAGTAAAAACTCTCGAGGCTGCCGGAAGCACTTTGCCTTATTATATCGTAATCGATAACGAGGATAAACAAGAAGAAGCCTACAGAAAAAAGTTTAAAGAGAAGGTTCTCCAATTCGACAAGAAACATTATGCCTCTCTCGTTGATAACTTCGATAATACCGGAAATTATCGTTCAACTACACACGCAAGAAACGCCTGTTTTGATTTAGCCGAACAGATAGGATATAAGTATTTTATTTTTCTTTTATTCGATAGGATTAAATCCTCCGTTAATGTTTCAATCTTTCTTCCTTCGTAGCCAATATGTTCTCTGTCTTTTTCGCAGTTGATTGAGCCGATATATTTACCTTCAACCCAATATTCTTAAACCAAGGCACTATGTACTCGAGATATTCGTTTAATTCTTTTCGTACTCCGTGACAGTTGAAAATGTAAAGGTTTCCTTTATGGAAAGAACAAGCCATTTGTGCTGATTCGTCATTCTCTACTTTTTCGGTAAACGCACCATCAATCCAAAAATCTTTCGCTACGGAGGAAGGATTAAAAGGAAGTTCGTTTTCATTTATGATATTAAACCAATCTCGTTTTATCTTATTTCCTTTTGACGGATTCGGTCGCTGTTGGTCCAAAGAAGCGTGAGAGGTCGGATTCTTTTCTCTCCTACGGATATATTTATCAGCTGAATGTTTCTCTGGCCATAATGCTTCTCCTACCTTTCGTGGGTCACCTATATCGATTGCGCATTTAATCGGAGGCTGCTCCTCTTTTAAAGCCGGAATTGCGATAACAGTCCACTCTTTCGCTTCTTCCTCGTCATACTTTTCGTTTCTCGGATCGAATAACCTACCAGCGAGGTCATCCTCGTGCCATCGAGTAAAAAGCATAAGCTGACTTGATTCGTTATGTAAACGAGTTTTAAAAACATCGGTGTACCAATCCCATAAGTTATCTCTGTAGGTTTTCGAGTTCGCTTGTTTACGATCTTTAATTGGGTCATCGATTATTCCATAATCTACCGAGAAACCAGTTAATGAACCTCCTACTGAAACGGCTTTATAATATCCTTTATGCTTTATCGTTTCAAAAAAGGTGTTATTCCTTAACTCGTTTGTACTCTCTACTCCTTTTGCCGGTAGTAATACGTTTGGAAATAGTTCTCTGAATTCTTCCTTATCGATAATATCTTGACACGCTCTGTTGAATTTCGAGGCGTTCGTGTCGGAGTAGGAAGCAACAACGATTTTCGATTTAGGTTTTTGGCCCAAGATTTTAGCAGGTGTAACTATCGAGGACATTCTCGACTTTCCGTGCTGAGGTGGCATAAATATTGCGAGTTTCTTTATTTCTCCGTTTATCCACTTATCGAGATAATCATAAATAACTTTATGAAACCACGCTGTTTCTGCTTCTTCGTCAATAAATATAGAAAATTGAGCCAGCCTTAATTTGGCCAGCTCTTTTTGTTTTTCTCTTATCTCGAGGAAAGCGGTTATTAAATCCTCCTTTTTCATTACGAAGCATCTTTTATTCTTTTCGTCATTCTGTCTATCATCTCGAGTAATTCGGATTCGGAGGAAGAATTAATTTGCTCTTTTAGTTTTGAATCATCTTTAATCGTGATTTGTTCCTGATAACCTCTATCACGAAGAAGCGTTTTTGCAGCGAATATAATTGAAACCTCTTTTCCGGATTTGATGTTTTTTATCAAACTTCCTTCGATTAGATCCTTCAGCTCGTTTTCTCTCGCTTCCTTAACCGCAGCTTTTAACTCCGGTTCATTATTAATCCAATTATGCAAACACTGTCTTGTTATTTTCAGCTTTGCTGCTGCGTCCGATACTATTCCATAATTATCTTTTATGGCTTTAATTATCTTTTCCGTTGAAATCTTATCCCTTTTATCCATTTCAATAGTTTTTAAATTTAGGACAAAATTAGTACATTTTTTCCGATTTCTTTTTATAGTGTAAAATTGTAAACGAAATAAGCCTCTGTAAACGATGATTTTCTCATTTACGAGGCTTTTATTAATTGAATTATGAAAACTGATTTTATCGTGATTTCCTTCCTTGATACTTTGGTTTTATTCCTTTGTTTCTCTTTATAGATTTTCTTCTTTGGTTTGTTTCTTCTCTACCGGATTTTATTAAAGTATCTATTACTTTTGGTGGTTCTTTCTCGAGGAGGAGAGATTTTATTTTTTGTTTCTCGAGCGGACATTCCGTTGGGTTTATAATTTCGATTCCTCTTTCTTTTGCTTCTTCCGGAGTAATTATTATTATATCCTTTCCGAGTTCTTTCGGAATAGTTTTCATAACATATAGAGATTTATAAAAAGCCTCTACGAAGTAAGTCGGTTCACCTTTCTTTGAATGATAGCTTGGGAACTTTGTCGAAAATGTTATTACTCTGGCCATAATTATCCTTCAAAAGATTTCTTTTCAATTCTCTCTCTTAATCGGTTCAATTTGAATTTTCTGAAGCCGTCAATAACCGGAACTAATTCGGGAAACATAGTTTTGAATTGTTCAATCATAATTTCTACATCGGCAACTTCTCCGGATAATTCGTTAAATCTTTCTTCCGTAGTATTTCGGAGGAGTTTCCTCGTAGCGAGAGCCAATTCGGTTGCTTCCTCGTTTAACATTTCAAGTTGCGCTTGATTGCCCCATAATGCGATTGCCTTTTCGTAAATTGTAGGCTCTCCCTTGTTGAGGTTAAACCTTTCCGGCTTCAATTGAAGTTCGTCGTTATCTCCGTATGATACGCAGTCAGGACAATAATGTTTTCCGTTTTCTTTTACCCATTCGGATTCCATTGCGTTTTCTTCCGCATAAGTATCATCGTTCCAACAGCTGTATTCGGAGCTGCTTCCAATATCCTCTCCGCAGTGGTCGCATACTACGGTGTACATCTCTACTTTTTCGATTGCCATAATTTTAGTTTTTTAGGTGAATTTCTTTTTTAGTTCTTTGAGTTCGTAAACTTTCGCTTCATTCTTTTCGATAACTTCCTCTCTCTTTTCTTCGGATTGAAAATTAACTGTTTTTGAATGTTCGAGAGCGTTTTCTGCTCTTACAATTTCCATAGATAAAAGAGATTTTATTCTCTTAATCTCGGAGGATTTCAATTTGATTTTAGCCATAATTAAACTTTTTATAAATAGTTAGAAAAATCTGATTAAAAAGCCAACCAGTAAAGTAGGCTTGAGGTTCGTCGTTTATTAAGTCGAGGTTTATGCCTCTATCGTAGAAAATATGATTTACTAAATGAACGACTTCGTGAGCGATCGTTTCCGGAGATGCTTTTTCAAACGCTACGTGATATTTGAATTTTCTCTTGAAGGTTATCGCAGCGCAGCAATCCGTATCGGTTAAATTATATTCCTTCTCGATTTCCTTTAAAGAATCGCAGAGAATAACTGTTACAGAAGTTCCGTAAATAGGAACTTTTATTTTATGTTTTCTTACCATTACTTTATTCCTACTAAATCGCTACTCGGTACAGGAATGTTTATGATTATTTACATACTCGGATTTTTTCGGGTGAAATTGAATTACAGTTTCTTCCTCTCCCCAAAATAAATCTTTGATTTTACACATTTCCGCCCAAGTCGGAGTTCTTTGTTTTCCTTCCGAATTCATATGAACTGAAACGTGTTCCCAGCCTTCTCCGTCTGATGCTATTACATTCGCATAAGTTCGGTTACTAAACGGAATAATAAAAATTCCGTTATTTCCGAAAGAGGAATCCGTTGCCATTATTCCTCGAGTTACTCGATATTGTTCAGGTACTTTCATTTTTAAAATAAGGTTAATTGTTCTTCAGTAGGTTTTATTTTCTCGTAATAATCCGGATAAGCGTTCATATATCTTTCCATATATTTTACTCCTTCCGGTCGAAGTTTCTCTATATCGATAAATTTCGAGAAGG